TTACCTTCAACTACATCGCGAACAGAATCAGCAACGCTTGCGATAATATCGTCTTCATATTTTTTCATATCTTTCTCCTATTTTATGAAAAGCATTCCTGTGATAGCTGTTGCGGCTGATGCCATTACTATCCAGAATAGTTTATTAATTATATTTACAGTCGCTTGNTTTTCNCNCACGACTTGATCTAACTTATCAACTCTATTTATAAGAGTTAATATTTGTTCTCCTTGNTGCTTACCAAACTCAGCCATTGTAGCGATCTTTTCTTCGGCACGAGCTAATGATATAATAGCATCAGAAAGCTTATCTATTTTTTCTTCGATTCTATCCAATCGTGCTGATTGTTGAGCACGTTGTTCATTAGCTGTTTCCATATTTTACAACTCTACATTTTAAAGGTGTTACACCTTTTATTAATCTATGGTATTCATGATGTTTGACATCAAACACCATACCCTTTTTTAAAAGCCAAGGTAAACATTTCTGTAATTGAAACTGCCAACCTTCACCTTCTAATATTTCTATTTCTCTGTCTTCAAAGTCTCTATGCCAAACGTATTCAGCATCTTCGCACGTTGGGTCAAAGGTTCTTACCTCTCCATCTTCCCAATACGGTTTACCAAAAGTAAGATCCACCACCTTTAAGCCCCAAGTCTTTAGCATACTTCGGGAGGCGACACGCCCAATAGCCTGCTTTCATTTTGTCAGTCTTAGTATCACAGTTATGACGAGATGCAAAGTTTCTTGCAGCATCTTTATCTCCAATCTTTGATGTAAGACCACCCTTTTCGTCGCCAAATTCTATTTTCTTTACGTTTCCAGTCTTAGGATTTTTAACGTAAACAACGTATTTCTTTTTACCACTAGATCGCTTAGGTTTGTTTAACTCAGGATCTCCAGCTTCGTCGATTTCGATCATAGGCTGTTCTAAAGGAACTTGAACTCCTTCGTACAAACCAAACCTTTCTTCAATATGTTCTAAAAAATTATGCATTAGTTACCCTTTATAGTTCTTACGATTTTACTAATTATCATTTTAAGAGCTGCTTGGTATGCAAATCCGTATCCCCATAACCAATGGAACGTGTGGTTTTTTTCTATTTCTTCTTTACCACCAAACTTTCTAGTCCAGTTATCTACAAACTCGCCTTTATATCTCAATACGGCATGTGATACTTTTGTTTTACTTGGTCCTACTAAACATATACCAGCTTGATGTGTAATTAATAACCACCACATTTTAAGATGACTTTCTCCAGCCAATCTCCAAAGGATAGATAACGCATAGTCTTCGCAATCTCCTACAAACTTACCTTCAGCGTCTTCTGAATAGATAATCTTCCAAGAATCAGCAGCGCCGAATTGTTCTTTATCGGTTCTATACTTCCACTTTGCCGTAAACGATGATACTATTTTATCTCTTGATTCTACTTCTTCTCTATTCATTTCTTTTGTCCTTTTATCCAACGTTGAGCTATAGCGTTTTCAGGAGCTTTATCAGCCCAAGTTTTTATTCTTTTAAACGCCCCAATCGTCTGACTATCAATGTCAGAGCCTTTAGAGTTATCAACTATTAATAATCTATTTCTAAATAATCCTTGAAATTTACCAATATTCTTTTGAACATCTTTCCACATTTTAGTAACTAAACTGTCTTCTAAAGATCGAGATCTTAACTTGTTTCTTTCTAATGCAGTTTCTAAATCTGTATTAACAAATATCATATGAACAGCATAGCCAATTTCTCTTAACATATCAACTTGCTTTTTAATCTTAGCATAGTCCTTACCAGTACCATCAATAACAATACCCATTCTACCTTGAAGAGCAAAGTTCATTTTCCTACCAGTAATAGCTTTTGCTTTAGCTCTTACAGCTTGACCTTGAGCTGATGCAATATCTTCTGGAGAAGCAGTAAGTCCTGCTTTCTTTAATCCCTTTTCAAAAGCATCATCAGAATTAATTAATCTAAAACCTAATGCTTGTAAAGCGGTTTTACCTACAACAAATGATTTACCAGAACCTGGGCCACCTGCTAAGAATACAGCTTTAAAAATAGAAGGATCGTTTACGCCTTCCATAAGTTCTAAATGTTCTTTAAAATTATCCATTATTTTTTAATATCGTATCTAAATGATTTATCTTTAGCTTGGCCTTTCTTTGTAATACCATAGCCAGCCATTTGAGCTAGTGTTTGTAACTTAGGCCAGTTTTTTTCAGATTTCTTTTGGCGTCTAGCTTTAAACATATCATCTTTAATCTTTTTAAATAGAGTATCAAGTATATCCATATCATCCATTACAAGAGGAGACTCATCAATGGAGTCTTCTTTAGCATACTTAGCTTTAAGTCTATCTAGCTCAGCTTTACGATCTTTAGCTCTCTTATCTAGATCAACACCTTTACCTTTTAAGCGTTTAGTTAATCTTGATGCTGCTGATTTTGCTTCTTGTATTTCTTTAAATGTTTTCACTAGCTTCCCCTTACCTTTGCGGCAAGATCTTTATCAGCTTTACCCCATGTTCCAGATGACTTAGTTGTAAATGAGTTAACTCGAGCTAATCCCCACTGAGTTGGATTTGTTCCTGGTCTATGACTTGTTTTCCAAGCAGCATAACCACGATCAAATACTTTCTTTAGGATACCATAAGGCATGCCTGATTTTTCAGCTTTCTTTTTAAGTGCTGATTTAGCATCAGCTTCTTCTAATGATTGTGAAAAGCTTTTCATTTCGCCAAACTTCTTTTTAAAATTCTTGGTATGTTGGCTTTCAGGTGCATTAGGTCTTTCTTTATCATGAGCTGCTTTTTCTTTAGAATCCATATCAGTATATTTCTTTTCATCTAATAGTTCAACAGCATCTAACCAGACTCTCTTCTTCCAGTCGCCAAATTCAACTACTAGGAAGTTAGTACCACATCTTTGAATAACACCAATTTGATTTGTTTCTTTTAAAACAACTTCATCGCCTTCTTTAAATAGGTTACCTGTTACAAATTGTTCTCTTTTTTCTGATACAGGTTCTAGTTCAACGTGCTTGCGATGCATGTGAGATTCTTTTAGACCCATACCCTTTCTAATCGTATTAAACAGCGCCTTTGAATCTTTATAACCTTTAGGCATTCCCTTTGTAAAATTTTCTAAATCGTTATCTGAAGCATATGCTCTTAATTTAGATGCAGACATACCTTCAACGCCTTCAGCATCTGGATCTCTTTCTCCAGCTGAAACGATTTTAATACCATTTTGAAAGTTATAGAAACCATGTCTAGAATCGACACCGTTATATTTATTGAGAAGAGTATCAAACTCTTTAACTCTATCTGAGCCTGCGACCATAGTTACTGAGGTATAACCTTGGTCATATAATTTAGTAGCAATGTCCATAACATGTCTAACATCGCTATCAGCCATTACGCTACGAGCATGTTTTGGAAACATTTTGCGTAAGAATTTTACTTTGTCTTTAAACGATAAAGGATTCTTTTTAGCATCTTGTGATTTTGAACCATATATACGATATGGATTACTACCAGCCGTTTTCTTTAGCTTGTCAAAAAGTTTCTCATGGCCTGAAGTTGGTGGATTAAATCTACCAAAGACGAAATAGACTTCGCCTTTAGCTTCAGTTAAATAGTCGCTAAAACTTTTAATTTCCATATTATTCGTCTTTACCTTTGCTCTTCAATTTAGCTCTATCAGCTTTCTTAATTGCTGGTAGTAACTTTTTAGCAATCTTTGCAATTGCTCCTTTTTTAGATACTAATCTCTTTTCAATACCAGCTCTGCCAGCAAATGATAGATCACCTTTCTTTTTATTCTTAAGTATTTTTTGTATCATGATATCACGAGCTTTTTTCGTGGCACGACCTTTGAGTTTTTCGGGAGATGCTAATTTTCTTGCTGCTTTCTTTTTACCTAGAGCAATTTTAGCTTTGTTTTTTCTGAAACTAGCTTTCATCTTCATTCTATGTTGAAGAGTCATTGCTTCAGAAGTATCAACAGACTCTTCAGATAGTTCTGCTTCGTGTTCTTTAAACGTTTTCATTTTTATCCTCGGTTCCATTTAGTTAGGATTGTCCCAACCTTTAATAATGTCTTTGCTAAAGTTATTGGTAGAAAATTCTAATCTATCAACTAATTTAACTGCTCCACCTTCCATACGATCTATTGCAACAAAACCTTCAGGGTTGGTTACCTTAAATCCGGATTTAGTCTTAACAAAAGTACCAATTTTGTTTAAACCATTTAGTTTATTTATAATAATTAATTTGCTATCTACTACTAAATTTTGCAAATCAAACACATTCTGTAAGTTTTTTATATTAGATTTGTCAAAAAATGCAAGTAATTGATCTCTTTTAGCAATTTGAGTATCTTTACCCTTTTGACTACTTCGCTTGTCAATCTCTTTTTGATAACGATCTTGAACAAACATAATAAGACCAGTAGCATGCTTCTTAGTGTCTGTGATTCTTTGACCTTCTCTGACTTTCCTATTGTTATACACATTAATAACAAGGTTTAGTTCTTTGTTTGATTCTAACTCTTTAAGAGTAGATCCAGATATTTTTTTAAATAACTTACCAGCGGCTGAAAGTTTACTATTAAGTAATTCAGTATCTTTTTTGGTTAATGTAGCAGTTCCTGATAAATCAGATAAAGTAGCATCGACCATCCAAACATCTTTTGAAGCTTTTAATTTTGGTACAATTTCTCTACCAAATTCAGCTCTCATTGTTTCAAATGTTGCTCCACTATATATTGTATGCCATACTATACCAATCTTAGCTCGGCCAATCTCTTTAGCCAAATTAGATCCAGTTGGAACAGCATAAGCAATTGTATTAGGATGAAAAACTATATGCTTAACTCCATTTATGCTTTCTGTTTTAAGATCAGCATTATCAAACATAAAGTCACCTTGAATCACGCCTTTTACACCGAGTGGCTTAATGTAATCAAAGGCCATTTTCAACTTTTTAGCTAAATCTCCAGAAGTATCAGCATCGATATCAGCATGAGACTTATAGATCTTTGGATTAGCATTAAAGATACCTTTCTTTGCTACAAAGAATTGTCCATCAGATGGATCTTCTCCAGCAAATACGGCGGGAGCGCCATCCCATTTAACAGTAACGTCTACTGCAGATTTTGCGTTACCCGACAGCATATCTCGCAATGATCTCAATGCAAGTATAGCTTGGCGCGCTCCCTTAACTCCGCCATCAAGAATAAGATCCTCAATATGAATCATATGAGTGTTCTTTCCTGCGGCTTCAGCCAGTTGATTTTTAAATCCTTTCATTATTCGTATACCTTTACGTATGCGCTAGAGTCTTCAGATTTAGATCCAGCATAATTAATAATTTTAGTTAGCCATCGATTGGCCTTTGTTCCAGTGTTTTTGTCAACGTTGTATACAACATATAGACATGCTAATTTAGAACCAACCCAATAGACATCCTTTTGAGATAGTTCTTTTGCAAAGTTTTCAAACGTATCGTTATTATAGAAATTACTATATAGTTCAAAGAATATAGTAACTGATCTTTTATCACCCTTGACTATTTTCTTTGCTAGCTGATTGATTTTACCATTGTCTGGTATTTTCTTTCTAAATACAAGTTTCATAGCATCTGACATAATACCATAACCAGCACCGCCGCCTCTAGCAGTTTTAAGAGCAATTTCTCCTTTGATCGCTCCACCGGCTGAACCAGCTCTTAATTCAAACTTACCTTCATCAAAGATAATTGTAGCACCTTTGTTTGACCAAAATGTTCCACGCTTTTCGCCTTGAAGTAGTATCTTAAGTAGTTTATGATCATCTGTATCAGGTGGTAGTTTAATGTTATATTCCTTAGCTTTTGCTTTCTTTTTAACTAGCTTAAGAGATATACCAACTAATTGACGATCAACGAATGCTTGTAGCAACGACTTATTATAAGCCGCAATTGAACTTGTGTCAAGAGATTTAAGATCAAATGATTTTTCTACAGCCCAAAAGTCACCAGGATTCCACTTATCATCTTTAACTGGTTTTTGATCTGAATTTTTGTATGCTACGTTTTTAAACGCGTAAACAGTATTCATTAACTTACTGTTTCTATGGAATGTTTGAGACTTATTAATATAACCCTCTTTTACGAGAATCTTAGCTGATTCATATGATGAATGAAACCAACCATCTTCTACACCTAAGATTTCTTCGTATGTTGCATCAACGTATACTCTTTTATATGCAGCTTTAAGAACGTCTTCTTGCATAAAGAAGTCTTCTTCTTGAATACCATTATCAAGCATTGCCTGACATATAACGCATTGATGACTTTCAGTAATCTTGGTATTAAGAGTTCCACCGCCAGCTCCACCGCCGCCACCGAATACTTTACTCTTACCAAGATCTGATGAACTAATAGTTTTACCATTACCATGAAGATTAAATGGCTTTCCTAGCTTTTTAAATATCTCGATCTGAGCTAAGGCATCTTCAATTTCTGTAACTTTAAAAACACCGCCCTTTGCTAGTTCAAGTGGTACTTCGTCTCTAACAAGTCGAGCCAAAATGTCAATACGAGCTTCACCAGTATTCGCATTGGGTTTTTTCATTTGAGCTGGCGAGAGTTTAACGCCTTCACGAATTGGTTCTAAAGTAGATAAAAAGCTTTTCATAATAGTATTTAACCTTTGTTATTAAATATACATTTATTATAACATATATATTTTGAAATGTACAATACTATTTATAATATTTTTACTTTGGATTGTACTGTTTATTTGGCCAAACGTTGTCGTCTTTATCTACGATTATTATTTCAAGGTACTCAAGCGAATCAATCATTTTGGCTCCACCTTCTCTAAGGCCAATAATATATGATGTGTATCCTACTCCTATTATAGCAAATAGCGTTATAAGATATTCCACTAAGTAAACTCCTCGTTTCTTTCGATTGCGGCAATATAGCCTTCAGCTTTTATGCTATTTCTAAATTCTATAGCTTCTTTTTCAATTGCAAATAGGTATTTATGCATTGGATCTTTATCGCCTTTAGTAAAGCTTACAACCCAATATTCTAATGATTTCATTCGCTAACCTCAAGCCATTCGAATTGACCGTACTGAGGATTAAATTGAGCGCATGATGTTTGTGCTGCATCAAGACGCCAAGAGTTTTGTACTGCAGTTGATCCA